CTGGTTCTACTAGTTCATTGCGATCTCCTAATAGTGCATCTTTCTCATTTAATCTTAGTGGTGGTGTATCACTTTAATTTGAAAACCTACTAAATAATAGAAAGTAGGAGATATTATGGCAGAACTTTTTGGTTTCCGTATAGAACGTCCTAAGAAGGATGGGGGTAGTGAATTATCTTTTGCTACCCCTAGTCCTGATGACGGCACAATTGATGTTGCCGGTGGCGGTTTCTTTGGACAAATTCTAGACACAGACGGCAGAGATAAGAGTGATCACGATCTTATCAGAAGGTATCGTGATATTGCTCAACAAGCTGAATGTGATGCAGCAGTTGAAGATATTGTAAACGAAGGTATAGTTTCAAATGAGGATGATCAAGCAGTAGAGGTTGTTCTTGAAAGACTTCCTTTCCCCAATACAATCAAAAGAAAAATTAGAGAAGAATTTTCAGAAGTTCTTCGATTACTTAACTTTGAGCAAAAAGGACACGACATTTTTCGACGTTGGTATGTTGATGGTCGAGTTTATTATCACAAAGTTATTGATACTAAAAATCCAAGAAAAGGTATCACAGACCTTAGATGGATTGATCCTAACAAAATTAAAAAAGTTAGGAACGTAAAAAAGAAAACAAATCAAGCCACTGGTGTTGATATGGTTGAAAAGGTTGAAGAGTATTATATCTACAACGAACAATCAAAACCACATCCGGGCGGTAGTTCAGTAAATCAAGGTATAAGAATTGCTCCCGATGCAATTACCTACGTTCCTTCTGGAATTATAGATGGTAATACTGGTCGAGTTGTTTCTTATTTGCATAAAGCAATTAAACCTGTAAACCAATTAAGGATGATTGAAGATGCATTGGTTATCTATCGTATATCCCGAGCCCCAGAACGTAGGATTTTCTACATTGATGTTGGTAATCTGCCTAAGATAAAAGCAGAACAATATCTAAAAGATGTAATGAATCGTTATCGTAACAAGTTAGTTTACGATGCAAATACAGGAGAGATTCGGGATGACCGAAATCATATGTCGATGCTTGAAGATTTTTGGCTTCCCCGAAGAGAAGGTGGTCGAGGTACAGAGATTACGACACTTCCCGGCGGTTCTAATTTGGGGGAGATAGATGACATACAGTATTTCCAAAAGAAACTATATCGGTCATTGAATGTTCCAATTTCTCGTTTAGAAGCAGAAAACAATTTCAGTTTAGGTCGATCTACAGAAATTACAAGAGATGAACTTAAATTTAGTAAGTTTGTACAACGTATTCGCAAGAAGTTTAATCCTCTATTTACAGACATTCTCAAAACTCAATTATTGTTAAAAGGAATTATAGCTCCTGATGATTGGGATTTGATGCAAGAACATATTCAGTATGACTACTTGCAAGATGGTCATTTTGCAGAACTCAAAGAGGCAGAACTTCTTAATGATCGTATTCAAACTCTTGATAATATTCAGTCATATGTTGGAACATTCTTTAGTAAAGAATACGTTCTCAAGAAAGTATTACGCATGAACGATGCAGAGGTTGATCAAATGCGTGATCAAATCGCAAAAGAACTTGAAACCGATCCTATGGACGGTGGAATTGTTATGCCGGATAAGGGTGACGGTATAACTAGGTATCCACAAGATGGTACTGGTGGAGTTATTTCTCCAGAAGAAATGCCTGACTATGAAGACCCCGAACAAGATAATGTACCATCCGATGATCAAAAATTCGGAACAGATAACGGAGAAGATGATGAGCAGTAAAGAATTTGTAAACTCAATAATGAAAGATGATAATATTGGAGCAGAGGAAGCATTTACTAGTGCTATGTCTGATAAAGTTTCAGATGCTTTGGAAAAGAAGAGAATAGAATTGTCCAGAGCATATGTATCACAGCCCCAAACACAAGAGGAAACAGATGAATAAAACATTTGAAGGTGTATATTCTACGATGTTAGAGAAGGATGAGCATAAAAAATCCAAGGAATATAAGCGATTATCACCTAAAATGCGGAAAGCTGTAGACGAAATCTTTAAAAAAATGGACTCTAAACCTTCAGATTTCCTAAATACTTTTGAGAAAACTATGCAAGAAATCTCTAAAAAATTCAAGGTTCCTGAGAAGGAACTTATGAGTTATTTTGAAAAAGAAATGTTATCAATCTAGGAGTAAGTCATGGCCTTTGCAACACAAACATTAGTAGATTCTGATTTTGAAGTTGTTACTAAAACTACAATTACAGGAACAAACGGAACTGCAACAAAAATTGTAGATGTATCTGCTCTTGGTGGTGCAGCAACTGACCCTAGAGTTTCTATCGTTTCTTGTTGGTGGACAGTTAGTTCAACCACAGAAATAGAATGGAACGCAACAACAAACGTAACCGCTCTCACTTTAAATGCAAATGGTAGTTATAATGCTGGTGGACAGGCTCTACCTGCTATCGCAAATAATGCTGGTTCTGGGATAGACGGTGACATTTACTTTGAAAATGATGCAGCTTGTGTAGGAACAGTTATTCTAAAAATGAGAAAAGTATCTGGTTGGGACAACATAACATAAGGATAATGATATGAATACGGTAAAATTAATTTCAGAAGCAGTAGAAGACGCTCAACTTATTGTTGAAGAAGATGACAAGGGTGCAAAGAATTACAAAATTCGTGGTATCTTCATGCAGTCTGATGTAAAAAATCGCAACGGCCGTGTTTATCCTATGGAAGTTCTTGAAAAAGAAGTTGCGAAATACAATAAGAATTTTATAAACGAAAATCGGGCATTTGGTGAACTTGGGCATCCTGACGGACCCACAGTTAATCTTGAAAGAGTATCACATATGATTACATCATTAACACCAGATGGCAAGAATTTTATTGGCGAAGCGAAAATAATGGACACACCAATGGGTAAAATAGTTAAAAATCTCATGGATGAAGGTGCAAAGCTCGGTGTTTCCTCTAGAGGTATGGGAAGTTTGGAACAAAAAAACGGCGCCAATTATGTGAGAGATGATTTTTATCTTGCAACAGCAGCTGATATCGTTGCTGATCCTTCCGCCCCCAATGCATTTGTACAGGGGATTATGGAAGGTAAGGAATGGGTTTGGAATAATGGATCACTTGTAGAAGCTCATGTTGCGGATTTAAAAACGAAATTTGATGTAAAACAACGTCAGATAAATGTGAACGAGGTTGCTTTGGAGTTTGCAAAGTTCCTCAAGAAATTATAATTTATAAATAATATAATAAACTAAAGGAGAAATCCCGATGTCCGAACTAGACAAAACGATAGAGGAACTTGAAGCGGAAGTTCTTGCAGAACTTGAAGAAGCCGATGCTTCAAAAGACCCTCAGAAAAAAGGTGCTGCCCCAGCACAAAAAGGTGAAAAGGTTGACGATAAGGTGAGTGGTGCCGTTCAAGACACTGGTGCTCCTGTAGTTAAACCCGATCAAAAAGACGCCCCTGCAAAGAAAGTTGCCGCGGCCGCTAAAGAAATTGGTGGTGATGCACAGCAAAAGGGTGAAAAACCTGCTGAGAAACCAAAGAAACTTGCAGCTGGTGATCAAGTCGAAGCAGAAGAAGGTCAAGAAGACCTTTCTGAACTTCATGATGAAGATAAAACTGAAATGCTCAAAGCCATGAAAGATAAAATGGGCGAAATGAAAATGAAGGAGCTCAAAAATCTTCAAGCAATGGTCATGAAAGCCATGAAAGAAGTCGATGACAACGATGAAGAAGATGAAGAGGATGCAGAAGCAGCTACCGAAGCAAAGAAGGAAGCAGTTGAAGCTCGTATTCAAGAAATCGACGTTTCTGATGATGTAGAAGCTCTTATGGGTTCCGAAGACTCCATGTCTGAAGAGTTCAAAGAGAAAGCATCTACAATCTTTGAAGCTGCAGTTAAATCTAAAATTCGTCCAGAGGTTGAAAGAATCGAAAACGAAGTTTCCGATGAATACAACCAGAAACTTACTTCATTCAAAGAAGAAATGACCGACAAGGTTGATACATATCTTAATTATGTTGTCGAAGAATGGACCAAGGAAAATGAGTTGGCAATCGAGCGTGGTTTGAAAGGCGAGATTGCAGAAGACTTTATTTCCGGCCTGAAACAATTGTTTGAAGACCATTACATTGATGTTCCAGACGAGAAGTATGACGTTCTGGAAGCACAATCCGAAAAAATCGCTGAACTAGAAGAGAAACTTAACGAAGCCATTGATAAGAACGTCAAGGCTAAGGATGAGAATTCTAAACTGGTTCGTGAACAGGTCATTGCTGAGATTTCCGAAGATTTGGCCGATACAGAGTTTGAGAAGTTTAAGTCGTTAACACAAGACGTTGAGTTTACTGATGAGGAGTCCTTCACAGAAAAGCTTAACACTCTGAAGGAAAGTTATTTCCCGAAGACTACTACGACTAAAACATTTGGTGATGAAGATGGTGGCACCGCACAGGACATTGATACGACTGAGGCAATGAGCGCTTATATGTCGGCAATCAGTCGTAACAAAGCACGTGCCCAATAATATAATAAAACGGATGTAATTAAAAAAGGAGAAACAAATGTTTCAGACAGAACATCTACAAGAAAAGTGGCAGCCAGTCCTAGAACACCCTGATCTTCCGAAGATTGAGGATTCTTATAAGCGGGCCGTTACCACACTTATTCTTGAAAACCAAGAAGCTGCGTTGAAAGAAGATCAGAACTTTCTTTCAGAAGCAGCGCCAGTCAACAGCATGGGTGGCGGGCAGATGGATACATGGGACCCAATTTTGATCTCATTGGTTCGTCGTGCAATGCCTAACCTGATTGCTTATGACGTATGTGGTGTGCAACCAATGACAGGTCCAACAGGACTTATCTTTGCGATGCGCTCTTCGTTCACTTCTCAGGATGGTGCTGAGGCTCTAATGGATGAGTCGATGCCTGATATTTCTAACCAGAACGCTGCTGGTACAATCGGTGGTGGCGATGTTGGTTCCACAGAAACAAACCCTGCCGTTCTTAACGACAGTCCTTCTGCTGGTACTTACACAAGTGCAACTGGTATGACACGAACACAGGGTGAAGCTTTGGGTGACAGTGGTACAAACGCTTTCGCACAAATGGCGTTCAGCATTGAAAAGTCCACAGTTACAGCGGTTTCCCGTGCCCTCAAAGCTGAGTACACGATGGAACTTGCTCAGGACTTGAAAGCGATCCACGGTCTTGATGCCGAGACAGAACTTGCGAACATTCTGAGTTCTGAAATTCTCGCAGAAATCAACCGTGAAGTTGTTCGTTCCCTGTATGTTACCGCTGTTGCTGGTGCTCAGGTTAATACGACAACTGCTGGTATCTTTGATCTGGACACCGACTCGAATGGTCGTTGGTCAGTTGAAAAGTTCAAGGGTCTAATGTTTGCCATTGAACGTGATGCCAATGCGATTGGTCAACAGACTCGCCGCGGCAAGGGTAACATGATCATCTGCTCTGCTGATGTCGCTTCTGCCCTTCAGATGGCTGGTGTTCTTGATTACACACCTGCCCTCAACAACAATCTTAACGTAGACGATACATCTGCTACATTTGCTGGCGTGATGAATGGTCGTTATAAGGTATATGTTGATCCTTACAGTGCAAACGTAGCTGCTTCTCAGTACTATGTCTGTGGTTATAAGGGTACTTCTCCTTATGATGCTGGTTTCTTCTACTGCCCATACGTGCCTCTACAAATGGTTCGTGCGGTTGGTGAAAGTTCCTTCCAGCCCAAGATTGGTTTCAAAACTCGTTACGGAATGGCTGCAAATCCGTTTGCTGCTTCTGGAGCGGTTGCTGCTGGTGACACGGTTAACTCCGATGCTTCACTGGATGCGAACACCAACGCTTGGTATCGTAGGGTTAAAGTTACCAACCTTATGTAAGAGTAGAGTAATAATAAAAGTGCGTAATAAACTTAGGGAGGTCTTCGGGCCTCCCTTTTGTTTGTTATAAATAGTTATATGAAAACATTAAATTTAGAAACAACTGCTCCATTCCAAGGATTAGCAGAACTTGTTGCTTATGAAGAAGGCCTTTTCGCATTAGAGGGTTTAAATATCAAGTGGGTAGATCGTGATCCTACAGAAAATAATGTAGAAATTATAAAACCTACTGCAATAGATATTACAGACCCTAATGAGGTAGACCCACATTCTAGTCATGGTAAATTGTTTGAGCAAGGTAAAGCAGACATGTACAATGCCTGTGAGTGGGGCAACTATTGTCGAGTTCAAGATTCTGAAGTGGATAGCGGTAGACAGATAGGACGTAGATCAATTGTATCATTTGCCGGACTTGTGGTAAGACCAGAATCCGAAGTATATACTCCCCAACAGTTAGCTGGTAAAATGGTAGGCGTTCCATTTTATTTTGGTACACACTATTTGGCATTGCATATGCTAGAGGGGTTTCTAGAAAGAGATCAGATAAATGTTTGTAGCGCACCAAATGGATCACGCCATCGTTATGATGCAATGATGTCTGGTATGGTAGAGGCAACAACTCTGACAGAACCATATCTAACACTTGCAGAGAAAAATGGTTGTAGAGTGGTTGCAAGTGCTTTCTATCATGGAACAGAAGTTGCATCAGATAAAATAGATGCAGAAACCTATTCTAAATTTAATAGTGCTGTATGTGAAGCAGTGTATCGAATTAATGCAAATAAGAAAAAATATTTACAATACTTTATTGATTATCATAAAGAAAAAGACCCTGAGATTGGTACTTTAAATGTTTCTGATTTACAAGAGAGCAGGATTGTAGTGGTCGAACCAGCACCTATACCAGAAGACGAATTGGAGAGAACTGCTAATTGGATCAAGAGCTGGGGAATGTTATCAACCACTGAAAATCATAGTGATTTAGTTAACAGGATAATGTAAATGGCCACTTCACAATCACCAGTTGCTAGACAACCAACAAAACTGGATTATGCTAGTCCGACTCAATTTCGTTTTGGTATACATCAATTACCGAAAGTGGAATTCTTTGGGACGGCTGTAAATCTCCCCGGCATAACTTTGGGAGTTGTTCAACAACCAACACCATTCAAAAATATTCCTATTATGGGTGAAAAGTTAGAGTATGAAAATTTGACTTTAACTTTTATTGTTGATGAGTATTTGGAGAACTATATATCTCTTCATAACTGGATGACAGGTGCTGGTTTTCCAAGTAAGAGAACACAGTTTTCTACACATAGGGATGTTACATCTAATACACCCACTGATCCATTAGGATCAACAACTGATATAGGAACTGTGGAAGCACCAACGCCAGATCGGGCAATGTACTCTGATGCAAACCTTATGGTTCTTTCCAATAAAAATAATCCTATCGTGGAAGTTGATTTTCAAAATATCTTTCCAGTATCTTTAGGCGGATTAGATTATTCACAAGATGCAACTGATGTAGAATATATTTCTACTACAGCGGAGTTTGCTTATCAGATTTATGAGTTTAGAACATTATAAATAAATTCGAGCAGAGATTATGATAAACTTTAACAAATTTTCATAATCTTAGACTTAATCTCTAGTGACGACTCGCTGCGGCTCACTAGGGTCAAAATAGACAAAGAGAGGAATCATACTCTGCTCATTTTTTTGAAACAAGGTACATTATGAATTTAGATGAATTGAAACAAGAAGCATACAAAGACTTACCCATTACCAACCAAGAGCATCTTGACCAAGAAGCTTTTAAAAATCAAGAGATAAAAGCAAAGTGGTTAGACTACAAAAGTAGATTTGAACTTTTGCTTACAAAGAACAAAGGCGACTACCAAAAGTTATACCGTGAGAAGTGGGAATATTACGGTGGTAAAGCTGATGCAAAAATATATGTCGCAAAACCTTTTGACCTAAAGGTTCTCAAAACAGACCTTCAAATGTATATCACTTCCGATGAGGAAATTATTAACCTGTCAAATAAGATAACTTATTTGGAGACAGTGGTAAAATATATTGAAGGTATAATAAGATCAATTGACAATAGGGGTTGGGATACTAAAAATGCTATTGAATGGAAGAAGTTTGAAGCTGGAATGATATAATGGATATTGAAAAATACATTGGTTATTATAGGAATTGCGTTCCGTCTGAAATATGTGACAGTATTATGAATTATGAATCATATAATTTTACAAAGTCCACTTATTCTGCTCATGATGGGAAATTACCCAATAGTGATGAACGTGTAAAAATGGATGAGTGTTGGGTGAGAGCAGGCGGTCCATATTATCAAGAGATTAAAGATTCATATGAACTTGTTATTCAAAGATATGCAGCTGATCACCCAACATTTGCGGTAGACCGCACAACAGATTTTAGAATAAATCGGTATGGTGTTGGTGGTTTTATGAGCAATCATGCTGACTTAATTCATCATAGTCATGGACAGGAATATGGTTTTCCACAAGTGTCTGCACTTTTATATTTAAATGATGATTATGAGGGCGGTGAATTTTATGTAGCATGTAAAAAATTTCAACCAGAGAAGGGTTCAGCAATTATATTTCCTTCTAACTTTATGTTTCGTCATGAAGCATTAACTGTTACAAAAGGAACAAGATGGAGCATAGTGACATGGCTAATGTAAAGATAGAGAGAACAAAACTCTGGCCAACAAATATATATTGTTTTAATACTGATGTTAATATTCTACAACACCATGATAAAATGGAAACTGATCTTAAAGTTGATTTGAAAACAAATTATCGTGAAATAGAATCTGGTAAAGATGTTGGTTTCGGTATGTATCAGGGTAGAGATGATTTACAAAATCTTGAATCATTTAAACCATTTACAGAATTTGTTAAAAATATTTGTGGTGGTATCTTTAATCAAGAGGGTTATGAAAAACAAGAGGTTGAAGTCACTCAGATGTGGGCTAACCTTCAAGTGGATGGTAGTGTACACCCACCACATACACATGCTAATTCTCTTTTGTCTGGTGTATATTATCTTAAAGCAACGGACAATAGTTCTGGAACACAATTTTTTGATCCAAGAGCTCAAACAAAAGTTCTAAAACCAAGAAGGGCAAACGTAAATATGGAAAATAGCGGAGTTTGGCAAGTACCTTCTGCTACAGGAACAGGTGTTATATTTCCTTCTTG